CCGAACAACTGATTGATACTCTCACTGAGCAGTATGGTGTTGAAGTTAGTACTGCACAAGTTCGTGATGCAGCAAATGCTCTAGGTGTATCATATCCTACTGCTTGCAAACGTCTTGACTCTTATAAATCTGGTAGAGGTAAGTGGAATTTGACTACTCAAGAAATTGAGAGGGCATATGAAGCACCCTCTGCAACACCTACCGTAAATTATATTCCTGAAAAAGATGATTCCTATGTCCAGTTTGGTAATTTTCAGTCTGTACGGAAAGTTATTCAGTCCAATTCTTTCTATCCTGTCTTCATTACAGGTCTTTCTGGAAATGGTAAAACGATGTCGGTTGAGCAAGCATGTGCTGCAACTAAGAGAGAGTTGATTCGTGTCAACATCACAATCGAAACTGATGAAGACGATCTTATTGGTGGTTTTCGTCTTGTCAATGGTGACACTGTTTGGCATAATGGTCCAGTCATCGAAGCTCTGGAACGTGGAGCTGTACTTCTTCTAGATGAGATTGACCTAGCATCTAATAAAATCTTGTGCCTGCAATCTGTGCTGGAAGGTAAGGGTGTCTTCTTGAAGAAGACTGGTAAATATGTAACTCCTAAGGAAGGATTCAATGTTATTGCAACTGCAAATACTAAAGGTAAAGGCAGCGATGACGGTCGCTTTGTTGGAACCAATATTCTCAACGAAGCATTCCTCGAACGTTTTCCAATTACATTCGAGCAAGATTATCCAACTGCATCGATAGAAGAAAAAATCCTACGTGGAGTTGGATGTGATAGTCTCTTTGCAGAGAATCTTGTGAAGTGGGCAGGTGTGATTCGTAAGACTTTCTTTGACGGGGGTGTTGATGAAGTTATCACTACTCGTCGTTTGGTTCATATTGCACAGGCAATGGAGATTTTTAACGACCGCCTTACCGCCATTAACATGTGCATTAATCGTTTTGATGACGATACAAAACAATCTTTCCTGGATCTCTATACAAAGGTTGACGCTGGAGAAGATTCAGAGTACAATGAAGACGAAGAAACCATTTGATTATGAAGTACAATGAAGATGCGCTTCTCAAGGAGTTGCGTGATTACATTTCGGGAACTTATGGACAGCATTATTCTGCTGGCAATGATGAGATTCAAACGCTAGATTTGATTGAATCTTGTGGTGATGCTGAAGCATTTTGCAGAAGTAACATTCTAAAGTATGCTTCTCGCTATGACCGTAAAGGCACTGCCCGTCGTGACATTATTAAAATCTTACACTACGGATTACTCCTCCTCCATTTTTCCGATAAAACTAAAGTTACCGAAACCTACCCTCAATGACAGTAATTTCCAAATCGACAATTGAAGTTCTAAAAAACTTCAGTTCTATTAACAAATCAATTGTCATTAAACCTGGCAATAAACTATCTACTCTTAGCATCAATAAAAATATTCTTGCTATTGCTGATGTTGAAGAGCAGTTTCAATCTCAAATTTCTATCTACGATCTGGGAGTATTTCTTGGTGGTCTATCTCTCTTTGATGCACCAAGGTTTGATACTACACAATCCAACTACATTACGGTAAGTGATGAGAGGGGCAAATCTAAAACTAGATTCTTTTATGCCGACCCTGATATCATTACACAACCCCCCGAGAAAGAGATTACTCTTCCCTCTGAAGATGTGCGATTCAGACTGACCGCAGTTCATTTGAATCAGGTTCTACGTGCAGCAGCGTTCTATCAGGTGCCTGACCTATGTCTCTTTAGTGATGGAGAGTCTATGCAACTCTGTGTTACTGATAAGAAAAACGAAACTTCTAACTCATATTCTATTGAAGTTGGTGAATCTACTGATGAGTTTTGTTACTGCTTTAAGGTTGAAAACCTGAAACTCTTGCCTTCAGATTATAATGTGATTGTAAGTAAGCACAATGTATCTCTGTTTGAAGGAGATGGTATCAAGTATTTTATTGCTCTCGAACCTAACAACTGATGAATGATTTTTTATGGGTAGAGAAGTATCGTCCTCAAACTGTTGAGGAATGTATTCTTCCTGCCAATGTGAAGCAAACCTTCCAGAGTTTTATTGAACAGGGAGAGATCCCTAATCTCCTTCTCTCTGGAACTGCTGGTGTTGGTAAGACTACTATTGCCAAAGCATTATGTCGTGAACTTGGAGCAGATTATTATGTTATCAATGGATCTGATGAAGGTAGATTCCTGGACACTGTACGCAATCAGGCAAAGAACTTTGCCTCTACTGTGTCTCTCACTGCTACTGCTCGTCACAAAGTTCTTATCATTGATGAGGCAGACAACACAACCCCAGATGTCCAACTTCTCCTTCGTGCAAGTATCGAAGAGTTCCAAAAAAACTGTAGGTTCATATTCACTTGTAACTTCAAAAACAAGATTATTGAACCACTACATAGCAGAACGACAGTAGTAGAATTCAATGTCAGAGGTCAGACAAAGCAAGAACTCGCTGGTGCGTTTTTTACGAGGTGTCAGGATATCCTCAGGCGCGAGGAGATCGCCTTCGCTCCTAGAGTTTTGGCAGAAGTCGTACAAAAATACTTCCCAGACTTCCGAAGAACCCTCAACGAGTTGCAGCGATATGCCAGCACAGGGTCTATCGACACTGGTATTCTGGCGGCGCTAGGTGATGCTAATGTTGATAGTCTTGTAACAGCATTGAAGGATAAGAAGTTTAATGATGTTAAGAAGTGGGTGACACAGAATCTTGATTCAGATCCAACTTCTATCATGCGTAAATTGTATGATAATCTATCTGTTGTCATGGGCGGTCCTAGTATTGCAGCAGCAGTTTTAATCATTGCTGAGTATCAATACAAATCTGCTTTTGTTGTAGACCAAGAGATTAATCTACTTGCATGTCTAACTCAAATTATGGTGGAGTGTGAATTCAAATGAAATTTAAAGCATTAGTATTCATCCGTCTGAGGTCACAGGTCGATGACTCTCCTGGTAATGCTGTGAGAGATGGTAGTAAGCGGTTGTCTGAGTTAGATATCAAGAAACTTAGACTTGGTAAGGTCATTGATATTTGGTTAGAAGCAGAGACTAGAGAGTATGCCGAGAAAGAAATCGAAATGCTTTCTGATCGTTTCTATGCTAATACAGTCATGGAAGACTGGGATTATGAATTGACTGAGATTGAGGAATTTCCTAAAGGTATTGAATAATGAGTTATAGAAAATATAGTTTAAGAGCTACAAAAACTCAGGTAGTAGAAAATCCTACACCGAAGCAACAGAAAAAAAAGCAGCAAGATAGAAATCGATACTTAAGTAATAAAGAGTATACTTATAGAGAAATTGAACGTCGTGGAGGATGTCAATTTTGTCATGCAATTTTAAGTTGGGTCGTATATGAGTGGCACCATATCGATGATGATGATGAAACCAGAGCAGTTATTTCTGAACTAGTAAATAGATCGACTACGAAAAGAATTGATTACGAACTGTCAAAGTGTGTTTGCTTATGTCCAACTTGCCACACAACATTTCATCAAGATTTGATGTGCATGTTAGACCATAGATATCGACCAGATATTGCATCTTGCACTCATGTAGACGGGGAATTTTTTGATCCCGATCAATTCAAACCTGTACAAATTAACCCTTTAGAAAAACTATTGACAACATGATTGACGTAAAACTGATTAGAATGATCACTGGTGAGGAAATTCTTGCTGAAGTAGTAGACTGGGCTGATGGTATTCTTACTATTAAAAATAGTCTAGTTGTCATCCCCAACGCACAGCAAGTAGGATTCGCTCCCTGGGCAACAGTTATCGACCAACAAAATCCTGACATTGCACTTGATATGAAACATGTCATTTACTGTGTAGAAGTAAATCCTGATGTTGCCAAGCGTTATAATGAGTTGTTTGGTGGTAGCAACATTATCACTCCTGACAAGCAACTAATCGTATGACATCGTTAAAGACCCCTCTTCGTTATCCTGGTGGTAAGTCTCGTGCTACTAAAAAGATGGCAGAGTTCTTTCCACTATTCAAAGACTATACCGAGTTTCGTGAACCCTTCGTTGGTGGGGGTTCTGTTGCTCTTTATATCACTCAGATGTATCCTCACCTGGATATCTGGGTGAATGATTTGTATCAACCATTATATAATTTCTGGAAAGAACTCCAGTATGATGGACGTAAACTTCGTGATGAGTTGCTTCAACTTAAGTATCGTCATCCAGAACCAGTATCAGCAAAACAACTATTCCTAGACGCTAAGGAGAAACTAAACGATGATTCAGCATCCAACCTATCTCGTGCTGTTTGTTTTTACATTGTTAATAAGTGCTCTTTCTCTGGTCTCACTGAGTCCAGTTCCTTCAGCAAACAGGCGTCAGACTCAAACTTTAGTGTGCGAGGCATTGATAAACTCCCCTACTACGGAGAACTCATTGAAGACTGGAGAATTACTAATCTGTCATACGAAGAACTTCTAACTAATAAGAAGGAATCGTTTGTATATCTAGATCCTCCTTATGAGATTAAGTCTAATCTCTATGGTAAGAAAGGTGGAATGCATAAAGGGTTTGACCATGATGAGTTTTTCTTTGCATGTGATAGACATGCTTGCGACCAGATGGTATCATATAATTCTTCCAATCTAATCAAGTCTAGATTCATTGATTGGAAACCATATGAGTATGACCATACTTATACCATGCGCTCAGTTGGTGAGTACATGAAGGACCAGCAACAACGTAAAGAACTTCTTCTACTTAACTATGTCGTATGATGACAGGTATCCTCTTAAGGATTATCTAAACACTATCAATTTGACTAAAAAAAATCTCATGGAGGATGGCGATCCTCTTTGGGAGAAGAAGTATCCTCCATTTATTATTAATAAATGTTTATCTCATCACATGGATACTGTGATGTTTTCTAATGAGATGAATCAGTATCCTGGATTGGATAAGAAACTTCAGTATGATTTCTTTATAAATACCGTCAGGTCCCGTAAGAGATTTTCTCCTTGGGGTAAAAAAGAAAAGGTGAAAGATCTTGAAGCAATTAAAGAATACTATTGTTATTCTACCGAAAAGGCATTGCAGGCACTTGAGATTTTAACTCCTATACAGGTAAATTTTATTAAAGATAAATTGAATAAGGGAGGTAAACAATGAGCGAACTCAATGTAGTTCAATGGACAAAGGATGACATGGTAGAGGTCAACCTTAAACAACCAGATGACTTTTTAAAGGTGAGGGAAACTCTTACTCGTATTGGAGTTGCTTCTAGAAAAGAAAAGAAGTTGTTTCAGTCATGTCATATTCTTCACAAGAAGGGGCAATATTATATTGTTCATTTTAAAGAGTTATTTGCTCTTGATGGAAAGAAAGCAAACCTTTCTGAGAATGATATCCAGCGTCGAAATAGAATCGTCAAACTTCTTTCTGATTGGGGACTTATAGAACTCGTAAAGGAAAGTTCTGTTGATGATGTTGCACCACTCAGTCAGATTAAAGTAATTTCATATAAGGAACGTACTGAATGGATTCTTGAATCCAAGTATAATATTGGTAAGAAAAGACAACCTACAGAATCCTAAATAGAAGAGCCTCGCTCTTTACTCATGGAGTCAAATCCAAAGAAAGAGGAAGCCAAAAAGGAAAACAAATTTGAATGGGCGGATGAGGGTGTATCAACTCTCGTCCGAGTTATTATTCTTGGTTGGTCAGCAGCAATTCTGACTCTTAATTATGTAACTGTTCCTGGTGTTCCTCAAAAAAATATCGATCCGACTTTTATCGCCAGTGTGTTCACTGGAACTTTAGCTACGTTCGGTGTCATGCCTTCTAAGAAAAAGAAGGAAGATGAACCAAAGCAAGCACCTACACTGGAGAAGAAAGATGCAAAAATTGATTAACGGTGTCGCGTTGTTATCTGGTCTAGTTTCTTTATCTATCGTAGGGGGTGGTGCTTATCTGTATACACAAAAGGATGCACTCATTGAGAGTGCTACAGCAGCTGCAACAAAGGCAGCAACAGAAGCAGTTACTAGTGCCCTTCCAGGGATGCTAGATGCTGCAATGCCCGAAGTACCAGAACTGCCTGGTGCAACTGGTGGCGCATTGCCATTCTGATTATGGATATATTTAATCCTAAGAAAAAAGAGACCGAGCAAGTCACCGAACAAGTTACCGAGCAAGTACCGAGCAAGTCGCCCATCAAGGGTATTGCACTTGCACTAGGAGCATTGGTTGGTATTTCTCATATCGGACTTTTAGGATATGTGGTCAGGGACAATACTCCTAAAGTGAGAGAAGTCCCTACTATCAATATTCCTAGAGGAGACTATTCATCCTATACTATCAAAGCAGGTAAGGATGGATATGAGATTGAGTATCGTGCAAACGATCCTGCTATCTTAGAATCACAGAGGTCATCATCTTCTGATGTTAATAAGAAAGGATTCTTTGGTGGTGGCACTGAGTCTCGTCGTGAGTGGCGTGTTGACCAGTTCACTATGGACGGTACACGCAACCTAGGAGGTGCCGTATCAGACGGCGAGGGAAAGTCTGCAAAAGACATAGAGTGTATCGTGGCGGACGCTGGAGCACGGTCACAAGGTGCAATGGCGGGTAGTGCTATCGCTGCTGGTGTTGCTGTTCCTGTCCTTTCCAGCGTCCCCTACGTGGGTTGGTTGGCAGGTGGATGGGCATTGCTCCTAGGACAGAAAGCAGGGTCATCTCTTGGTTCTACAGTTGGTAGTGTATTTAATGACTGCTGATGGACATTCAGAGAATAGGGACGAGTAAAATTGCAGTAGGTAAACTAAACATACCTGAGGTTGGGACATATCCAGAACCTGTAACCTCACAGTTTAGTGCTCCACCTGTCACTGTTAATATAGGACTCCCTATTGTCAATATACCAGGATGCGTTGAAGCAAACTCTGCTAATAATAAAAACGAAAGTTTATTAATAGATGATGATCCTGTAATTATTTGTGATGCTGGCACTCCTAGTTTCAATCCAATTAATTACGAACCAAATCAAATGGTTTTGACTGGACCACCACAAGTGAATCCAGTTAAACCTAAGAAAGAAGCAACAGATACAAAAGCACCAGGTACACCACCATCACCACCACCTACTCCACCAGCAAGCATTCAGTGTCCTACTCAAGAGCAGTTATCTAAAGAACCCGTGGGGTTCCTGTTTGATGGTGGACGCAAAGAAGTATTAGGATACAAGTTGGTTGGAGACCAATGTATCAGAGAGGTAGGTGATGTGCCTATCATTACACAAGTCATAAATGGATTACCCCCAACTGGTGTTGTGATCACCACTGGGGGTATTGCTGTAGTTGCTACTACATCAGCACTGCTTGCTAAACCATTTGCTGACATTCTTCTAAAGGTAATCAAACCTACAGTGAAGAAAGTTATTAAAAAGATTGCTGCTATCCGTGGTAAGAAAGTTAAGGTCTTGTCTCTAAGGGAGCGCCAAGTAGAGCAGCGTCATCGGAATGAGGCGATACGG